ACATCATAAAACTTAGATTTATGAAATGGCTCAATTATGCCTGGACCAACTTTCTCAAGAATGATTTTAAAACTATTGAACTTCCTTATCATCTACAATGGAGTTGTTATTGGGAGAACAAACATTGGTGTTGATCAAGATTTGCCCTTCAGACCCCCTGACCATTCTGAGATAATGATGGCATTAGAAATGGCAGATACAAAGAGAGATAGATTTGGTGTAGCTAGCTTTTCAAACCACTTACACCAAGTCATTTCCATATTAATATCTTTGGTTACCACAGGCATAATTGAGCCATTTCATAAATCTAAGTTTTATGATGTCTTATATAAAGGATTTTATATTGATGTGAAGGCAAATGAAAATGATATTGATAAGATGCCAAAAGATGTCCCAACAATAGTAATAAATAAATACAAGTTGGCTGAGATTTGGTCTCTTCCAAAGTCTTTATCAAGATTATCTAGGCTAGAAGAAGAGAAAAGACCAGATTTTTCTCTATTTGTTAAGGACTCACCTAAAGATGGGATATTCAAAACACCAGGCTATATCAGAGATGAATCATTTATGCAATCTCTCATTAAACCTTGGAAGGAGATCATGTTGTTTAAGATGTCTCAAGAAGTTAAAGTTGATTCATTTGACAAATTTATACCAAAAGAAGTTAAATCTACCCAGCTCTTTGGTAGGACAGCAGCAAAGATCCCCATCAACTCAATAATGATAGATCTGGATACTATGGACACAGTTGCAGAGTCTGACATCAATTGGATAAATCATCAACATGATCCCTTTGAAAGCTTTACCCTAAATAACATGAAGCCAAATCTTGCTGCAGCATGCAATAATGGAATATGGACTCTAGAAGATGACCTAGGTGATAAGGTGGATTACAGAGGCCATATGAGATATGAGATCTCTAATTCTCCTGAATTTAGGATTCTTTCACAAGAATACATCAAAGATCTTAAACAGTATTGCCAGAGGAGGGGCAAAGCATATGGTGATGTGTTAACCAAGAATTATGGAGATCACATAACAGAGATAGTGGAGCCATCTCTTATGCCCTATGATACAAGAATTTGGCTCAAATCACAAATAATGGATAGATCTATACCCACTGATAGTAATATGTGGGATTTTATTAAGAAATGTATGCCAACACACTGTTCAACAATAATAAATGACACACATAAATGTTTATCTCAGTCATGTTCTTTTATTGAGGCTTTATTCATGAGGGAAATATGTATGTCTATAATTCTGCACAAAAAGAACACTAAATCTAATAGAATAATTGTTAGACACAAGTTTCTATCGCTGTGTGCTTCTATATCAATACTTGGAGATATATCATCAAGTGATGTTGATGCAGGGTTTGCTCATGTTAGGTTTCATATGAATCTAAACAATGCTAGAGCCTTATTTCTAGATGGATTTAGGATTGCTAAGACTCCTTTAGCTCAGACTGAGTACAGACAAATCTCTCAAGGATACAAGCTAAGGAAATCAGATATTGCTTGGTATCTCTCAGCCCCTGAGAAGATGGTTGCACTGGTATATTCCACACTTGAAGAGCTTAACTCAGTAAAGGATGGCAAGGTCAACCCAAGTGCTGTAACAGATTTTAAGCAAAGATGTTTCAGTATGCTGACTTGTAACCTATCTATATTATCACGTGCATCTTGGGGTTACTCAAGAATCTTGAAGCCATTCAAGTATTATGTTATCAATGTGTCTCAGAAGTCCAATTTTTGTTACCAAACTGAGGAAAAGCTTTGGGAAGAGATCCAGGAATACGGAGGTATCTCCAAATACCCAGAAATTCATATGTACCTCTTTTACATTAGACTTAATCTCATTGCTGGCAGGAAAGACTCTAGCTTAACTCCAGCCTTCCAGTTACCAATAGAAATGATGGGTCATGAAGCATTCATAATGAATTTATGTCCGAAGCAGTTGTATGGGAGGGATAGACATTCAGTTGCAGTCTTTAGTAAAATATGTGAAGAAACTGATCTATATTTTGACAACTTGGAGACAATAATTAAGATTAGAGATGATGCTCAGAGGATTTACTCTCAGCACTGCAGAGGTATCTCTGTTGATGCTCACATAGTAAACAACCACATAAATTATGTTGAAAAATTGTCTGCAGCTACTGGATGTAGATTTATATATTCTCCTTTGTCGCAGTGCATGATATATGATCAGATCCAAGAAGAGCTTGCTAGTGGCATGTCAAATTATGCAGGGTCTATACATCACCCTCAATTTAGTGAATTATTAACAGTCAAAGGTGCTTTCTCAACAGCCATGAATAGGAACTGTAAGGCAATTGAGGGCATGACCATACTGGCTAAAGAGGTTTCAATTAATTATCCTGTCACAACCTTGAACTGTGCTGCCCACATATTGGAGAAGATGTTTTCAGATCCAAGTTCAGTTCCCCTCCTGTTTGCTATCGTTCCAAAAGACCAAGTTGGTGGAGATAGGGAGATTTCAATGATGAATGAATATCTTAGAATACTCCAGTGCATCTGTGAGTCAATTGCACGTCATTACGGTAGATTGACCGGTGTTGATAAACTGTCTGACCCCAACAAAGATGCTGAATTTTATAAGTTGGTCATGATGGATGGGCCAATGTTCTCATTCATTGGTGATCAAACCAGATGGGGGCCCAACTTCAACACTATTGTTTTTGCAGATATGTTTGCAGTCATGAGCATGGTTAATTTGCCATGTGTCAATCTTGCTTCTCTAATTTGTTATCTGGCCCAAAGGAAAATATTCCTCTGTCCTAGTAGTGTTGACATTCATCAGATAGATGTAAAACATGTATCTAAAGATAGTAGATATACAGGTGTTTCTGCCCCTTCCCATATGGGTGAAGGCATATTCCATTACTCATCATCACTCTACCATGCATATGTTTCTAAATCATTTTGTAGGCTCATATCAACCCATCCATCATTATCTAGCTTCTCAACTCATATTCTAGTTACATCAGATGACATATCATTTGTCAATAAGAACATTGTACCTACAGATGTACCAATTTTAAGAAACTTCTATAAGGGATTCCAGAAATACCTAACACCAATGTCAATTAAAACATCCTCTTATAAGAATATGGAATCTGAGAATTATGTTGAATTTAACTCAATAGCAATATTCCCCACCAAGAGGACATATCTGTATCAAACACTCAAACAGATGGTTGGAAATGTG